AATCTTATCACAACTATAAATATAAACTATCACGATTGTTTGCAAAATAAAAAACCCCCGAACAATTAAGTCCGAGGGCATCTATATACAAAACCAAAACAACCTAAGAACCAGGAGTAGTTAAAGCTGCTGCAACTGTAGAGTTAACCTCTGGAGCCATAGCCGCTTCTGCACCTGTGAAAGTTAAAGTGTAACCACTTCTGTCGCCTTCAGCCGTTCCTGTACCAGCATTACCTGCGGTAAGGTCTAAGCCTCTTGTTTTACCTAAGTACCAGTATTTGCCATTGTTATCTTTGGCAACTGCTACTAAAGTGTTTTGAGCTAACAACAAGATTTCGTTTCTTGTATTAGCTTGTAATTTGTTTAATACTACTGTTAATTCTGGAGCATAGAAAACAGTTCCGTTCTGTACGTTTGCATTGATGTTCTCAACGATTTGAGAAGTACCTTTTACAAGTTCGTACTTAAAGAACCTTTTACCTGCTGCCTTAACAAGTGCGGTAATAACACCACTTGCTTCGGTAGTTGAGGTAACGTCTGCTGCTGCTGCAAAATAAACTTCGGTTATACCACCTAAACTGTCTTTACAATCTAAGGTATAATTTTGAGTTAAAGCGCAAGGCATATTTTAGAAATTAATTAGTTTAAAAAATGGGTAGGTATATTTCAACCTACCCGATAAATTATGCAAGGATAAACTTCACTACTTCGTCAGGGAATGCAATGTTTACACCCATCTTAAACTCAGATACAAAGCGAACCTGGTCTGCCTCTTTTGCGTAGAAGATTTCGAATTTTTCTTCTTCGTTCAATAAGTCAGTTCCTAAGAACATATTGCTTAAACGCATAGCGTAAACTTTGTTTGTTCCGTTAAGACCTGCAACTGCAATAACTTTGATTGTAGTTCCCGGAAGTACAAATTCGCTATCAGCCTTTACATCTACTGCATAAGAGAAAGCATTGCTATTCTTAAGAGCAACAGTGTAAGTTCTGAATAAATCTTGACCGCAGAAGATAGTCATATCGTCAGCAGCTACAACTTTTGCAGGAATTGCTTGGTAAACACCATCAAAGATGCTAATTACGTTAGCAGCAGTAATAGAGCTTAAAGGCGCACCACTAATAAAAGTAGAAGCGTTTGCAGCTACAACACCTGAAGCAGCACCGATTAACTTAACAAGACCATCGAACTTGTTTAAGTTTACGTTTACACTTGTAGTGTCACCTTGCCATAAAGCAGTTTCTAATTGTGCAGCGATTGTCTTAGCTTTCTTTTCAGAATACTCTTGCTCAAAAGGAATAGAATCATAATAAGACCCTGTTGGCAAAGATTTTTGAAGGTACTTTGACTCTAAATCCTTCGGGCATAAAGCTTCATTTAGCTTAATTTTTCCAGGGCTAACCGTGCGCTGAGTGAAGGTCGTCGATCCGCTTGCGTTGAACCCGCAAGAAGCACCATCTTGGAAGATAGCGTCAGTTTCCATAATGTTAATCTTTTCGCTTGACTTTACGCCAACCATAACGTTACCTGCGCTCTTAATAAGAGAAGCAGTTTTTGCACCCAATACAGATGAAGTTACAAGTAGAGCCTCGTTTTCTTTTGTATAGTTTGCTAATGCAGATACATCAAATCCCATTTTATTTTATTTTTATTTGTTTAATAAAGCGTTTCTAAATTTTTCTAATTTTTCTAACTTCATATTATGAGTAGTAACATTAGAACTAAAGTTGTTTTTTGGTTGCGCAATAGGTTCAGCGTTAGGTGTCTTTGTAAGTGCTTCTATTAATTCAGCTACTTGACTAAAGCCATTCTTAACTTTTGCCTCTAATTGCGCTACTTGTGTTTTAAGATTTTCGTTTTCAGAAACTAAAGCAGCGATTTCGTCTGCCATTTTCTCGTCCATCTTTTTACCCATTTCAGCAGGTGTTTCGTCAGCTTCTTTAGCTTCTGCTTCTGGAGTTTCAATAGATAAGATTTTAGCGGCTTCGTCTAAAACAATTTTAGTGCCGTCTGCTAATTGGTGTTCGCCAACAGGAGCAGGACTTCCGTCTGCTAAAGTAACTTCGCCACCGATAGCTAATTCGCTAATCATAACCTTCGTTCCGTCCATAAGGCTATATTCCGCGAATGTAACAGGTACCTCTTCGATAGGTGCTTCAATAGGAGCCGGAGCCTCTACTTGTGGCATATCTTCGAATAAAGCCCTAATTTGCATAATTGCATCTTTTGCGTTCATCATTCTTTTTGTTTAAATATTAATAAAAGATTTTGTTTATCATTTAACCCGTTGCAATATTTCCTTTATTGCATTCATAAGTTCTTGTTCTTTAGTTGGCTTTGTCTTGTAAGTAAACAACCCTTCTACGCTAAAGCCTTTAAATTTGCCTTCCTTTACATCATTCCAAACGCCTTCGTTATCTACTTTAAACGAGCCAAACCACGAGCCGTCCGGTGCATCTTCAAACCCTTTCATTGGTTGTATACCTCTGCTTTGATCTGTAATAAAACTCTCAAACATTGTTACACCTTCTACTTGTTGGTCAGGAGAGTGCATTAAGTTTACGTTTGATTGGTAGCCTCTTTTAAAAAACTTTTGCGCAATCTTGAATATAGTGTCTTTAGAAAAGACCACATAGTAATCGCCATAAGTAGCATCACTCCTAAAAATAGGCATATCAGCCAACATAAGAGGACCAGAGATAATACGCTTATCTTCGCTAACCACTTCAAAGCGTTGTTGATTTTTAAAGGCATTCCAATTCTTTTGAATAGCAGGTTTGTCTACGAGTGCCACATAATCGACCTCGGCATCGTCATTCATATCCTCGCTAATGTCTAATAAATAAACAGGTAAGTCCATATCTTTAAATATTAAGTGTTTTAAATTGTTATCATTTAACCAAACCTTGCTCGTTGCTGAATAGCTGCGATACGTTCTTGGCTGCTTGTTACATCGCTTTCTACAACATAGGCTCTCGTTGCTTGATTGCCTAAAGCGTTTATTGATTGTGCGCTAATATTGGTAGTAGCTGCTTGTGGTTGAGGTGGGGCTATTGGTGCGCCAGATAAACTTGGAGCCGAAATGTTAGCTGCGCCACCACCACCACCATTCGGTGTTTTAACTGCTAAAATAGATTTAACATTTTTAATACCACCTACAACTGCAATACCAGCAGCGATAGCCGCTCTAATAGGAGAGGTTGGGTCTCCTGGTAATAACTGCGAAGCATAGGCTTTTTGCGCACTTAAATAAGTATCTATTGTAGCTGAAGCAATAGCAGCCGCTTTACCTGCTGCCGTATTTTTACCAACTATATCTGAGATAGTTCCTAATAACTGAGAAGCAACTTCAGCGTTTTTAACTTTTGCCTCGGCTTCTAACTTATCTATGTCAGCCCTTGCTTTTGCATTTGCCTCTAAAGCTGCATTGTATTGTTCTTCTGTTATTAAACTATTAGCAAAAGCCTCTTCAACTGCTATTTGCTTTTCGTCTAATAAACTCCTTTCTAATTCTAAATCAGTAGTATTTTTTGCAATCTTTTTATCTAAGTCAGCAAGGTCTTTAGCTGCTTGTTTCTTTTCGTCCTCTTGTGTTTTAGAAAACTTTTTTTGTAAATTAGCAAACTCTAAATCATCTTCTTTAGCCATTTGTGCTGCTGCATCTTCAAGCATCTTTGCATCTGCGACCGCTTTCTTTTCTTTTTCTGCTGCTGCTATAGCATCTAAATCTGAATTAAGTTTAGTTCTTAAAGCAACTATTAATTGATTTTTTGTCTCTTCTGTTATTTTAGTATTAGCTAAAATCTCTGCTTTTTCTTTATCAAATGCAATATTTAATTCTGCTCTTTTTCTATCATTTTCGTCTTTAAAAGTAGATAAAAATATTTCATTATTTAATTCGCTTAGTTTTAATAAAGCTTCTTTTTGTGCTTCTAACCTTTCCTTTGCAAGTTGCTCGTCTTGTTTCTTTTGGCTTTCCCCGTATTTATTTGCATTGGCTGTACCTCTTTGTGCTGCTTGTTTAGCTGCATCTTCTCTTGTTTTTTGTGCCGTCGCATCAATTACCTGCAAGTCATTTTGAAGGTCTTTGAATTTTTTAGCATCTTCGCCTCTTAAAATACCTTTTTGATCTGCTAATTTTTTTAAATCGTTTAATTCATTATTGATTTGTTGCTTTCTAAGTGCATCTAATTTTCCCTGCTCCGCACCCTGCGCTTGAAGTAGTTTAATTTGTCTGTCAATCCCTTCATTAATTATCTTAGTACCTGCAGCAGCTTTTGTAAAGATTGCTTGTCTTTGTTGCTCTGCCCTTGATGCTGCATTTGTTACGCCTATCAAGTCAGTAAAGGCATTAATAACATTACCAACAGTAGATGCAAATTTGCCAAGTCCTGGGATAG